CGTGGAGAGTGTATGGGTGGGAGTGGTGTTGTGTGTTTGTGGTGGGGAAGGCGCTCTGCTGTGTGGCCACGGGGGCTATCGGCGGCAGCGTCAGTTGTGTATAGGGGACAGTCCAGCAGCCGCTCCCGTCCATGCGCCGGATTGCTTCGCGGCTCGCCGGAAGGTTGCTGTTACCCCGCCTTGCGTGAGCGTTCCTCCTTCCGTTGGTGTTGCGCCACCGCCACCAGTGAATTGCACCTCGTAAAGCAAAGGCACGTTCGCCCAACCTGACCCGGTATGCTTGTAGATGTCACACGCCGTGCCGCCTGCATTGTTGCGGAAGGCGTAGAGCACGGACTTGTAATACACCAGCCCGCGAATCTGTCCGGAGCCTGGCACGGCCTGAATGTCTGTCCTCAAGTCATCCGCCGCCAGCGCCTTGTAAGCCATGTGCGTGGCAACCGACGAAGCGCCCTCAACGATGGCAGCAGAGGTCGATTCAGCTTGCTTGACGGCGGATACCATCAAGTCCTCGCCTGAAACGAATGTCCCGGTCACGCGGCCGATAATCAGATCTCCCGCATTGATCTGGAGAATCTTTCCCGTCGCTGCCGAGGTATTGCCGGTGATGGTGTTGCCCACTGCCAGCGTCCCGGTCAATGTGATGTCAATCACAGAATAGGTGGCCGTTGACGGCGAAGTCCTGCCGTCGAACCGCTCGAATCCATTTATGCGCCGGTATCCGCCGTTGATGCTGTCAATCTCGTAGTTGCACGAGTCCATGACATATCCGGGTTTAATGAGCGTCGCAGCGGTGACAAGATCAAGCCCGCCTGCCAACTGGTGAAACTGCACATCAACGTTCGGGATGGGAATCACACCAGCGCCCCTCCCATGCGAACCATCGGCGTCTGATTGCGCACCAGCGCCGTCAGTATCCTGCGATAGTTCTGTTCGCCATCGTTGAACACTTCCCCTGCTGCTGTGAATCGGCCATACATCATCATCGCCCGATAGACAATCGCCATGTGAAACTCGGCCGGCATTTCCGGCTCGTCGGCATCGGCTGCAAGCGTTTGGGCGGATTTCCAATACTCACCGGCCACCGTATAGCCTGCGGTCGGCTTCGGGCCAAGGCCCAATGAGTTGGTTGGCATGATCGTGCAGGCAATTGGCCGTTGTGCCGTCTGCGTGCCAACCCGGTAGATATAGCGCCAATCTTCGTAGGGAATGAACGGGATGGTCATTTCATCGCCAACCCCGATTGCAGTGGTGTAGACCCGGATGTCGTCCTTGTCGAAAGCCCTGCACCGCGAAGCAATCCCGGCTTCCGTTGCGGTGTAGGTATCCTGGTCGGCAATCGTGGTGAAAGAGAACGTTCCTCGCATCCAGTTCCAGTCATTGCGCTGGAGCTGGATGTCCTGCCATGCCGAAGCCACCCAATCAACGATGCGGCGGTTTTCGCCAGTCTGGCCGGTCACGGCAGACGGACCACTTCCAGACGCATCGACTTCACGCGCGAGCCGCTGGCAGAGTTCGAGGAACGTCACTGGATCAACCCTCCATCAAAACACGGGTCAGCCAGTCATAACCGCGCGGGTTGTTGTCCTCAACCACGGTGAACGGGTACTTCGAGGACGTATTGCGCAGGATCTCATTGCGCGGCTGTTCCTCTTCAGACGAACCGGTGCGCGTGTCGATGGATTCCGGCTTCGACCGAGCGAGCACTTCCACAAACTTGCGCTTGAGCTTGAAGTTCTGGCCGACGGGAACCCAACAGGCTTCACCATTCACATACACATCGACCAGCTTCGGCGCGTTCTTCTCGGATGAACGCTCCAGCCGGATTGTCATCGGCTCTTCCATGAACGCCAGCGATGCGAAGTAATCGGTATTGGCCGACCCCGGTTCAACCACGTCGATCTTCTCGCCTTCGCGGATCATGGTTTCGTTCAGCGGCGGAATGATGATGCTCGGACGCTGCCCGACTTCCATATCTTCAGTGCTGAACTCCTTGCGCGTGCGTCCGCGCTTGATGCTGACTTCTTCGACTTGATCCATTTGCTTCTCCTGAAAAAGAAATGGGGCCATCTGCGAATGCAGACAGCCCCATCGTGTTGCTTCCTGAAAGTTGAATACGCTATGGCAACCTGTTCAGGCCCAGGCTTTCGGAAGCCACCCTAGCCATAGCGCAACGATTACGCCGTGATCGGGCGTTGCGGCATGACCATCAGATCCACGAAGGTCTTGGTAATGCCGGTCTGGCTGGCCTGGTTGCTGACGCCCATCGTCCATGCCGAACCCGTCGAAATGACCTTGACGAACTCAAGGCCAATCGGGCACAGCGTATCCGGGATCGCCGGCAGCTTCGGCGCTTCGGAATACACGCCAGCATCCGAGTAATCCACGATGCCGCCCTGAACGATCTTCAGAGCGCCGGACGTATCCAGACAGATGGCGAACACGCCTGCTTTGTTCAGGGCCAATGCGGTGAAAGCAGCCCCGGTCACAGCATCGGTCGTCGGCGTCGTCCCGTTAGACGCAGCAGCAGCGGTGTATGCTTTACCGCCAATGCAGTACAGCGAAGCATTCGCCGTGGTGGTCGTGGTGGTCGTGCCAACAGCAAGACCGGCTTTGGTGGTGCAGAAAGTCGAGATGAAATTTTGTGCGGGAATCATGTTTGTTTCTCCTTAGAGTTTGACGGACGGATCGAAAGCGCCCATCGTATTCACATAAACAGTGGTGGCGGTATCCAGCGCGGTCGTCCCGCCAGTAAATGCCGACGCATAGGTAATCATCACGAAGCCGATGATGGCCTTGCCCTGCGGCGTTTGCGGGAACGTCACACCGGCAGCGGTGGATGCCTCTCGGCCAAATTGCACGGAAGTCGTACCGGCGCTATCGACGTAGAACACGGCGCAGTTGTAGTACCCTGCGGTAATGTTCAGGCCGGTCAAGGCCGGCATGTCGGCAGCAGACAGAGCGACATACTTGCCATCAGCCAGTGCATAAACCGTGTTCACGGTCTTCACCAGAACGCCGCCGCCTGCCTTGATCGCCAGCCCGCCCGTGTTGAAAATCTGGCTGGAAAGACGATCCGCGACAGCGAACAGCGCCGGTTTTAACGCGGCCTCGACATTGGCTTGTCCAAGTGCATTGAGTTGTTGGGTTACGGTGTTAATCATTGCTGTCTCCTTGAAAGTTGGGCCGCTCAACTAGCCGGCCCAATGGCATCAGAGCGAGGACGCGCCGACGTTGGCAACAGCCAGCCAGCCGTTGTTTTCAAGGAAAACCGCCTTGTACCAGATGGTCCCGGCATAGCCGCGCTGGCCGAAGGGGTCGCTCTTCGACTTCTCGCCCGGAGGCAGATAGGTCGGCTTCAACGCATCCAGACCGCGCACGGCGACTTGCGACCAAGCATCCTTTGCGGCGACGATGATCGGGTAGACGTCCGGATTGGTGCCGGTGGTCGAAGACAGGCCGACCGCCGAAGCCGTCACCGACGTTGCGGCGTCCTGATACGAAGGCAGGTCCGGCGAGGTCACGAAGCGGAAGCGCTCAACCTTGCCGACTTCGAACGGCATCGCCTGTCCGGCGTACTGCGAAGCGTCGATGAATCCCGGAAGGTCGCGGATGTCCGGTTCAAGGTCGGTGTGGCAATAGACCACATAGCCAGGTGCGACCGGATCGCTGCCGAAGTTGTTGCTACCCTTCAGCACGCTGGTCACGTTCTCGCCGTGATTGGCTTGCAGGCTCTTGACGATCTTGCGAACGAGATTGAGCGACAGCTTGCCATTGACAGTCGCGCGACTGGTGCCAGTGCCGCCGTAGAACTGATTGGTCGAAGCCTTCAGCGCGCCGAAGATCATCAGCTCGTTGATGAGCGCGACACGCTCGCCGATTTGCTCCTTGATCGCGCCGGGGATGTCGTCTTCGTACAGGTCATAGACCTGATCGGTGAACGAGTACAGGCAGGCGTACTGATTCAGTACGACCGTCTGGTCTTGCGGCGTGATCTGATCCGGCGTAGGCGTCACGCCTTCCGACGTTTGCGCGGCAGCGACCAGCGCGGCAGCACGATCCCCAGTGCCGTTGGCGATCAGCAGATTGCCATTGGTTGCCGACGTGGTGCCATTCGGCAGCCAGCGACGCGCGACATAGGTATTGCTGTTGTTTTTCGGGAACGTCACCTGACGGCCACCGCGCGCAAGCACTTCATGCGGGACAGCGTGCTTCAGGATTCCGCCAGCGTACTTGCCAATTCGAGCAGTAGTGCTCATGGTATTTGCAGCCATTTTTGTTACTCCTTATGATTTACGAATTGAATGCCGCATTGAAAGCATCCAATGCGGAATCACTGGTGCCGGCATGGCCTCCAGTGCCCTTGGGCGTTACCGCCGCTGCTAAACGTTTCTGTCGGGTCTGCGCGGTTGCCTCCGCCTTGCTGCGCTCCGTCTTGAAGTTCGTCAGGGCTTCGGACACAAAATCCGAATCCATCGACTCATTCAGCTTTTGCACATACTCGGCCGGCTGTTTCTGCACCCATCCCTGGAATTCCGGACTGCCAGACACTTCGCGCCAGTCCTTGTGCGCTTTGGTTAGCAATCGTTCTTCGATCAGCCGCTCGGCGCGCTCACTGACAAGGCGCTCGATGTCGGACTCTTGAAGCACTGCTGGATGTTGCCAAGCGGTAGGAATCCGTGACGCGAATTTCTCCAGCGATTTGCGCAGCATCGGGGCCAGTTCCGGCCACTCCTGCGCGAAGTCCTCCACAACGTCATCCGTTACCTCGATATTTCCGGCAACACCGCGCGCCTGGACTTGCTCATTCAGTTGTTGAATCTTCTGGCCGAGACTGCCAAAAGACCTGTCGATCTTCCCCTGAATCTCATCAACCTTCGCCGCCTTGGAGAGCAACTGCTCGTAGTCGGCCTTGGTGATTTGCGCGTATTCAGGTTCAACCGCTTCAGGTTCATTGGGTTCTTCGTTCTGCTCCGGCGCTGGCGTCCCCGTCTGCGCTACGGCCTCATCGCTGAAAGCCCCATCGAATGCCGCATTGGCTGCATCCGTTTGTTCCTGCTGCTCGACAACTTCCTGATTGACTTCATCGCTCATTCGCGTACCCCACAAAAACAAAAACCGCCCGTAGGCGGTTCAACACAACGACGCCAGCGCGGTAATGCCGTGGGCGTCCCCTTGCCGTCCTTGCGGGCGGCGTTACTTCATCTCGATTGGATCTACACCAATCAAGAGCAATGCCTTGACCTCGGCAATCCGGCCACGAATCGCGGCTGTCTGGATCGCATCGAGGGATTCGTTATCGTTCATCAACCTAAGCCGCTCAAGCCTGGATTCAAGATGCGCCTTGATCGCCAGCCATACCGGGCTGAGTTGTTCAGTCTTGGAAATGTTCATTGTTCAAAGGCATGGCCTGGCAATGCACGGCCTGCCGGCTCTGTAGGTGGCGTGGCGACTTGCCCGCCTTCGAGCATCGACAGTTCCTTTTGCACCTTCAGCTTCATCGCCGAATCTGCAAGGTCTGCCTTGATTTGCTCCAGCGTGATTTCCCGCTTATTGGCATAGTCCAGCATCGCCAGCTCTCGGCGGATGTTCAGCTCTGCCATGCGTGCTTGATGCTCGGCCTGCGTGCGCATCGTCTCGGCCTCGACATAAGCCCGGTCGCGGTCTGTATCCACCTGGATTCGAGTCTGCATCAACTGATTCGACGCTTGCGCCTTCTGCATCTCCACTTGCGCCCTGATTTGCGCGGCCTGCACCTGCGGCGACACCTGCGGCTGCTGCGACATCTTTTCCTTCTCTGCGTCTGTCAGTTGCAGTGCCTTCGCGTTCAACTGCTTCGAGCGCAATACCTCGCCCATCCATCGTTCAGGCGAAATGCCGAACGCCGGATTCATCACCAGTTGCCCCATCTGCTGAAGGAATTGATCTTGGATAGACCGCTCGATCAAAGCACCAGAGCAATGCGCGTCAATCTGGTAATCGCCCTTCTCGTCGTCCGGAACATCAGGATCGAGCAGCAGCCACTCATATAGCGCCTCAACCACCCGACTGGTGATGTAGTCATCCACCTGATAACCAACCGCACGGAGAAGCTGATTGGCGTTGTTGTTCTGCAACTGCATGCCGCCGAAGGTATCCGGCGTGGTATCGCCCGACTGCCCTTGCGTCACCAGTGGAATGCTCGTTGATTCTTCGGCGATACGGAAAGCGTACTCAATGATCGCCATCATCTGCGGCTGCATCGACGGGAACTGAGTGAGCATGAACGCCTTGCGAACGTCGTCCATGACAGCCCCGGCTGCGCGGTGCCATATCTTGTCGTTGGTGATGGCCCAATCGCCATTCGCCGGGACAATGGCCTCGGTATCAATGACAATCTGCGCCCCAGCACTGCGGCCAGCATTGGTCAGCATCGCTCGGGTCGCCGCATTGACCACCGCTTGAGCGGTTTTGCATTGCTCTCCAGGACCAACCCCCACCCAAGACCCTGCACGCCGACGCCAAGGCATGACGTTGTAGGGGAACACGCCGGAATCCAGCGGGTTGATGACCGCGCGAATCACCGTCGAATTCACCACCGTCACAATGGCGTAGTATTCCTCTCGGGCATCTGACTCGCTGATCCCCTGCGCCCTGGCGGCCATCAGGTCGGATTTCGAGCATGTTCCGTAGAAATACCAGACTTCATACCGCTTATCGGCCTTGCTCTTGTCAGCCAACGGACTCATGCCGTCGCCGCTGTTGCCGCTCGGGCCTTCCTCAAGAACCTTTTCAATCTGCTCGGCAATGAACGTCGGGTTCTTCTTCAGCTCCTTCAGCTTTCGCGCCGTGAAGAAATCCCGCTCAACGATGAAGTCGCCAGAATGAACATCCTCTCCGCACGAAGGATCAGGAAACAAATTCCAAGGATCAATCCATGACATGCCGGGCTGGATGCTCTCGACAATCTGCAAGGCAACCCCGCCTTCTACGCGCGAAACCGCTCGACTTGTCCGCGACTCGGCAAATGGAGCCTTGAGAACGCCAACGCCAATTCGGGATGCGTCATGCAAAACCTTGCGCATCTCGGCAGAGTAGTTCGCCTCAACCATCCAGTCATGAATGCGCTTCTCGGCCTTCTTCGCCTTCTCGTCGGCCTGTTCCTTAACCTTAGCTGCAAGGTCTTTCGTAGTTTCCTGCTGCTCGCCATTCATGACAGGCTGCCCCGTCGCATCCGCCAGCGGAACCGCCATTTCTTCCAGCTTGGTAATCAGCTCAGGATTCGGCGTTGCCGACAAGCTGAACGGCTTGCCATCCAACGGGAGAATGATTTCGGACAGCTTTGCCGCGCCAGCATCGACATACCGAGCCGTCAGCGGAATGAACACCGTCGATTGCGAAGCGTTTGCGCTGCGGCTTTCCCGTGTCAGAGGCCCATTCAGAGCGGCAGGCTTTGCCCACTTCGCACCTTGCCATTCCGCCCGGTTCGCGTCATCAATCCCGAGATAGCTTTCTTCGCAGTACGTCCAGACATCCTCGATCCCGGATTGCTTGCGGAATTGCACCGCCTCATCGCGTTTTTTGGCGACCATTTGCCCAAGGGCATCCAGACGCGCCAATCGTTCGGCTTCCGCGTCTTCCTGCCCTTGTTCGACAAAATCGCTCATGAGTTCCCCAAAAGAAAAGACCCCGGTTCGCATGGACGAACGGGGGCCGACGGATTCAGTGTATAGGTTATTACTATCGCTGTCTAGCTTTTTATCGCACAACTCTATGAGTCATGCGGTGATGCCAAATCGCCACCCCGGCAGCTCCAGGGATGACATCGAAATCGAATGCGCCTGCATCAAACGCATCGGTTGCGAAGGATGCCGCCGCGAAACTTGCCATTACGCGCCACGCCACAAATCGGAGGATTGGCCTGTCCCGATCACGGATGCACTATTCATTTTACGTACATCGACCGGCAAAGGAGTTGTCGCCGCCTGCGCCCAGATCGCATTCGCCAGTCCTTGCGGCGATAGATCGGTGAATGGCGTCCATTCACCCGCCATCGAGAGCAGTCCACGCAGGTCGGACGCGCCTGAAACCTGCGCCACGCTGCCGCTGCCCTCGAACGGCACGATCATGGCAAGGTTGTTACCGTCGCCGGTCAGGCTGATGCTGCCCGAACCATCCAGGCCAATGGTGAGTTTGAGTACGATGTTGTCGCCGGTCAGCGTGGCGACGACGGCGGTGCCTTCCATGCCTACCACCAGCGACAAACCGCTTTCTCCGGTCAGTTCGACCACGCTGGCCGTGCCTTCCATCGGCCCGCCTTGCAAGAGGTTGCTCGCCCCTTCGACCATTGCGGCGATGGTGCGCAAGGCTGACATGCTGCCCGCCCGGATGGCGGGCACGGTGCCATTCACGTCGGTCCCTTATACACATCTGACGCTTCCCACACAACCCCCTGACGACACCTCGGACGCACCCGGCTCGGGAACAAAAAG